AATATGCCTTTTATAAACTAGCAGAAAATATTATTCATACATTTAAATTTTATTATACTGATACAGATACTATTGAAGAATTAAAACATGAAGTAATTACATTTTTACTTGAAAAACTCCATTTATATAACCCAGCTAAAGGTAAAGCGTTCTCTTACTTTGGTACTATTGCTAAACGTTATTTAATTGTTTATAACGAAAACAACTATAAAAAGCTTCAAGAAAAAGCTGATATAGATGAAAGCGATGATGAACAAATAATGTTTTATGAAAATGATAAAAACATAGAAAAGGTATTTGATGAATTAAGTTTTATGGATCAATATATTAAGTATATTGATACTCATTTATTTAGACTATTTCCTAAAAAACAAGATGCTCAAACAGCAGATGCCATTGTCGAACTGTTCCGTAAACGCGAAACACTAGAAATATTTAATAAAAAAGCACTTTACATTTATATTCGTGAAATAACAGACGTATCTACCCCTCAGATAACTAAAATTATTAAAAAACTTAAACTTATTTACGTCCAACTATATAATGAATACTACCAACACGGATATATAAAGATTTAAGTATTTATATTTATTGGTAAACACATTTTATGGCTAATTTTGATGATGTACAGGTATTTGATGGTATGTCCTTATCGGATTTGTTTAAAAAAATACACAAGAATAATAAAGATATTGATAAACAAATTGGTGAATTCATTGAAACAATAAAACCAATGGCAACTTCTAATGCAGGTTCCGCAGTAATGTTAATGCCTACTGTTAAAGATTTAATTGATGTTAATGTAAAAAATAACGAACAATTAATTAAAATGGCAGCTATTGCACAACGTGCCTCAACTATTAATGCAAATAGTGGTACTGAGTTAATTAATATGGATGAAATTAATGCTTTATTAGAAGAACAAAAAGCAGTACAAGAGCAAGGACAAAAATTACTTGAACAAGCACCTGTAGTACAACTTGAAGTAACAAAATGAGAATAAGAGAAAATTTATCATCTGTTGTATCTTCTATAGGTAAAAATAACTTTACAGCTACTAAAAAAGCTCAAGTAGGTAGAGTTTATGGGGTAGTTACTACTAATGAAACCCCAACACCTGAAATGTTTAAAAAAGCAGGTGGATATAATGGTGTAGGAACTATATTTTATCTTGATTATGAACAGGCAAAAGATGTTATTGGAACTATAGATAATAATTTTTTAAGTAATTGTAAAATAGCTAAGCCGCTTTATCCCCAATTTCAATACTACCCATTATTAGGTGAATTAGTATTTTTAGAAGATTTACCTTCTCTTGCTTCTCAAGTATCAAATACTTCTGTTCAAAAATATTATATTAGTACTATTAATCTTTATGGTAACCAACAACAAAACTCTCAACCAGCAAATAAAGACGCTAGTTTGGGAGCTACATTTATAGAAAACCCTCAAATTAAAACTTTATTACCTTTTGAAGGTGACCATATTTTACAAGGTAGACAAGGTAATGCTATTAGGTTTTCTACTACAACAACTTTATTTAGTAATTTAAATGAATGGAGTAGTATAGGTAAAGATGATAGTCCAATTACTATTTTATCAAATGGATTTGCTTATATATCTGAGGAGAAGTATCATGTTGAAAAAATAAATAAAGATGCTTCTTCAATTTATTTAACTTCAACTCAAAAATTACCTTTACAAACAGACAAAACAGGTGTATTAAATAATTTAACTAATCCTTTAAATGCACCCGATTATTTTAATGCTCAAGTTATTATAAATGCAGATAGAGTTACTTTAAATTCTAAAAAGGATGAAGTAATGATTTTTGCTACTACTAATGTTGAAATTAATACTAAAAATGTTATTAACTTAAATGCTGATATTAGAGTGCATTTGAACTCAAACTCGGTATTTTTAGGTCCTTATAATAATAATAGTGTACCTCAACCTGTATTATTAGGTAATGAAACTATTAATTTATTTATACATTTACAGCAAACATTAAATAAATTAGCTAAGTATTTATCTAGTTCTGTTGGAGTACCCGAAGGTGCTCCTATAATAAGTATAAACAGTGCAGGAAAAGAATTAATAAAAGATGCTCAACGAATGTGTGATTTAATAGATAAAATTCCCTCACAAAAAGTATTTACATCATAATGGTAGATAAAAAGAAAATAAATATAACCTCTGTTATATCACCTGATATATTAAAAACAATATCAGCTGCTACCGCTATTAAAACTTTTGGATCTCAACTAATAGATAAAAATAAGGAAAAACTTATTGTTGGTAACCAATCTAAAATAGGTCAATTAAATGATAAATTACAAGCGTTAACTGTTAAAGAACAACAAGCTGGAGAAACGCAAAAAACAACAGTTGAAAAAGCTCAAAAAGATTATAATTCAAAACAAATTACTGAAAAGCAATATAATGATATTAAGGCAACAGCTGAAGTTGCTTATAAAGCAGAAATAGCAGCTATTGATGTGCAGAGAGAAAAAATACAAAAAGATAAGGATGCTATACAAAATAATCCTTATACTAAAATAAAACAAAATCAAAAAAGCTTTAAAACTAGATTAAAAGGATTAAGAAAAAAATCTCAAAATGATGAAGCAAAATCTAATATAGATTTAGCTAAACAGGTTGCTATTAATGCTGCTAAGAACTTAGCCCCAGTAGTTGCTTTACAAATTATTAAACAGCTTTTTAATATAATTAATCAAAGAAAAAAATTAGAACTTTTAGTAGATCAAGTAAATGCTTATATTGATACGCAAGTAAAAGATGAACAAACAGTTGTTATTGCAACTAATTTAAGAAATAATGCTATTACATTAATTAATAATAGTGCTAAAAAACTAGAAAATCTAAAAAAAACTTTAGATAGACTAATTAAAACACTAACTATCATTTCAGCAATTATAGCTGCAATTCAGATAATACTTAGTTTACCTTTTCCTTTTTTAATTCCTATTAAAATACAGTTACAACCAAGATTACAAAAAATAATAACATTATTAACAGCACTAAACACTATTTTAGCTATTGCTAGTACATTGTTAGGAAATGAAATTACTCAAATTCTTGAATTAAAAGAAAGATTAAAAGAAATTAGTTTAAAATTAGACGGGAAATCACTAGATAATTTATCTAATCTATCTGATTTTTTCTTACCAACAGGTTTAGATTATCCACCATATAAAGGATTTACCTTTAAAATTAAAGAAGAAAATGATTTAAGATTTGTTGTTAAAGGTAATAAACGTCGCTACGCTGTAGCAATTAATCGTGACGGTATAGAACAACTTAAAAGTGAATTTTCATTTACCCAGGATCCTAATGATTTAATAGAGCAATTAAAACTAGTTATTGATCAACGAAACTTACAAGGATAAAATATTTATAAATATGAATACAAAATTATTTAAACAATTAATTAAAGAAGCGGTTCGCGAAGCCGTTCGTGAAGAAATTGGTGTATTATTATTAGAACAAAAGAAACAAGAGTTAACTGAAGGTAAAACAGTTAGCTTTACTAGCAATGATATACCAGTAAGTGGAGATGCTAAAGTAGCTTTACGCAACAAAATGGGAGCTATGTTTGGTTATGATGCGCCTCAAGCTCAATCACATTTAAAAGTTGATCCTAAAGCGGATAATCCATTTGCTGCTTTTATTGAAGATGCTGCTGCTAATATGACTGCTCAAGATTTATCAGGATTAAGAAACTTAGGATAATATGCCAATACCTCGCGTAATACGAGTAAATCCATTAGATTTACAGAAAAATATTGCAATTGGGGTAGCACTGCCTTTTAACGCACCTGGTGTGTTTAAAAGTACTTATACTACTAAGGATCAAATTAAATCTAATTTAGTTAATTTATTATTAACTGATATTGGCGAGCGAGTAATGAATCCTGCTTTTGGTACTAATTTAAGACGTTTTATATTTGAAGGAATTACAACTACAAATACAGAACTTTTAAAAGAAAATATAGTAAACAGTGTATCTATTTATATTCCTGAAATTACTATACAAAACATTACTATAACACCAAACATTGATTATAATTTAATTAGCCTAAGCATAGATTATTTATTAAATATATCTAATACACCAGACCAAGTAACAGTACAATTTCAATAATAATGACTAACGAGGATAAAAACATATCATATTTAAATAAAGACTTTACAAGTTTTAAGGCTGCTTTACAACAGTATGCTAAAACTTATTTCCCAACAACTTATAACGATTTTACTGAAGCTACACCAGGTAATTTATTCATCGAAATGGCTTCGTATGTTGGTGATGTTACCTCGTTTTATTTAGATACTCAAGTACAAGAAAATTTTTTATTATATGCTAAGGAAAAAGAAAACCTATATGCAATGTCATATGTTATGGGTTATCGTCCTAAAGCATCATACGCCTCAAGCACTATTGTAGATGTATATCAATTAGTACCAATTACATCAAGTAATGGTGTTTCTTCACCTGATTTTAATACATATGGATTAATAATTCCTGCTAACACATATTTAACTTCTAATTCTACTGGAATTAGATTTTTAACTACACAACAAATTGATTTTACTGATACGGGAAGTACTGAAATTACTTTCTATGATGATAATAATTTTTTATTTAAAAAGTCAACCCCAGCTATTTCAGCTGAAATAAAATCAACTAGTATTACTCCACCACAAAACCAAAAGTTTGGAACAGTTAATATTGTTGATACTAATATTTTACAAATTATAAATGTTACTGGTAATAATGGTGCAAATGATGTTTGGTCTGAAGTACCTTATTTAGCCCAATCTTCAATTTTTAAAAAAATAGCTAACCCTACATTTACTACTGATCAAGTACCTTATTTATTACAAATTCAAAGAGTATCTCAACGATTTGTATCTAGATTTTTATCTGATAATACTTTACAACTTGAATTTGGAGCAGGTTTATCTCAAACATATACTGATAGTCAAATAGTACCAACAGCTGCTTCAATTACTGCTGGATCTGTTCCTGGTATTTCTGATTTAACTAATAATTATAATGAGGCTTCTGTATTTTATACTAAAGAATATGGAATAGTTCCTGTTGGAAGTTTAAATGTACAATATTTAGTAGGAGGAGGTATTACATCAAATGTACCCGCAAACGATTTAACAATTATTGATACAGCAGGTGTTTATTTTAAAAATGGTAACCCTGGAGGAGCGTTAGCTAATGAAACATTAGCAAGTGTTGTTTCTTCTAATTCAATTCCTTCAACAGGTGGTAGAAATGGAGACACAATAGATGAAATTCGTCAAAATGCTTTATATTCTTATTCAACTCAATTAAGAGCTGTAACTAAAGAAGATTATATTGTAAGAGCATTAGCAATGCCTGCTGATTATGGTGTTGTGTCTAAGGCTTATATTTCTCAAGATATTAACAAAAATCCACAACAAACTGTAGCTACTATTCCACAAAACAACCCACTTGCTCTTGATTTATATATTTTGTCTTATAATAGTAATAAACAAATAGTTACAGGGTCTTTAACATTAAAAAATAATTTAGTAACTTATATTAATCAATATAGAATGGTTACTGATGCTATTAACATTAAAGATGCATATTATATTAATATTGGTGTTAATTTTGATATTATAGTATTAAGTGGTTATTCTAATAAAGAAGT